ATCAGCAAACAACTGAAGATAGTGATAAAGCAACCAACCTAAAAGATAAGGAAGATGAAAGATAATAAACTAATAGCAGATTTTATGGATTTACCAATAGATATATCCCAACCAAGTGGGATTTTAAACTATGGTTTTGATGATGTTTGGTTTGAAGAATGTGAGTTATCGTTCGAGTCTTCGTGGGATTGGTTAATGCCTGTGGTCATTAAGATTGGAGGTAGCCAAAATATTCTAGGTGCAATGCACAAACTTAGACCTTATTCATTGGTAGTAAATATTGATGATACATACCAAGCAGTAGTAGAATTTATTAAACAACACAACAATGAGAGATAGAACAGATGCACCCCCATTTGAGGGAGACGTAGAGGTTACAATCCCTACAAGAGATATAGAAAGATTGTCTAGTGAGTTATTTGATGCGTGTAACGATGCCTTAGAGGACATTATATACGATTACGATAAGAATTTATCCGACTACGATAGAGACACCCTTAGAGATGAGGTATTAATAACCCTTAAACACAAGATAAACGGATGAGTAGTAGAGACGAACAACAAGAAGAGTATAACCTCCTAAGGATTGAAGCCTTAGAGGGTAGGGTAAAAGAGTTAGAACAAATGGTAGATGCGTTAGAAGGACATCTAAATAACGCCTTAGAGCAAGGCTACCAATTTAAAGCATAAGACTATGGATAGTGAAAGGATGATAGGTATTATCAAGGCTAAGGTCTTGTTAGAGAAAGAAGGTTACCACGTTGGTAATCTATGGAGAACTGAGGACGTATGCAATAGGTACGATTGTACAGATGAAGATGCAGAGAAAATCCTTGAGGATGTTATTGAGAGTCAGTATATATCTGAAATTATTTTTGAGATGATAGATGATAAAGCTGAAGAGATGAACTTTAAAAGACTAGAAGATGAAGATTAACTTTGAAGAAGTAACAGACGTAGAAGTAGATGGCATTGATACTGCTGACTACCCAGACTTTTGTGATGCTTTTATCTCAAGTTTCACATACAAAGGTAGGGACGCTACAGATGAAGAGATAGACGCTATAAACGAAGATGGAGATTTTGTGTACGATTGCGTACAAGAAGAACTATACTAAAACAAGACTAAGATATGACAAAAGTAAAGAAATCAGTATTCCTACACGAGAATACAAGGAAGAAATCAGGTGGGTTCACAGATATGAACACAGAAGAGAAAATTAAGTATCATAAAGAAAGAAGGGTAAACTATATGCTAAGGAGAGTTATGGAAAGTCAAGCCTTAAAAGATAAGGGTGCAGTACACGAAAACAATTGGAAATTAGTAATGGGACACAACTTTTAACCCTTGATAGTGATATATAATATGTAAAATATCCTATCAAAAGACGTGTAATTGTAAAAAGTATTTACTATATTTGTAACAGAAAGTTAATTAAATCAAACCAAAATGGAGAAATCAGAAACCATTGGCAACCTAACCCTTGCCCTATCAAAGGTGCAGGCTCAATTAAGACCTGCCAAAGAGAACTCAAAGAATCCTTTTTTTAAGAGTAATTACGCTGATTTAGGATCAGTATGGGACTCAGTAAGGTCATTATTAGCCGAAAATGAGCTATCAATTATCCAAATGCCTACAGACGTAGGTGGGTTAACAACAATTCTATCACATTCTAGTGGCGAGTATTTATCCTCTACTATGTATATTCCTTCTAAGGAAGACGCACATGGAGTCGGTTCAGCTATATCATACGCTAGGAGATACGCATTAGCGTCCTTTGTAGGTGTAGTTACAGGAGATGACGATGGGAATGGAGCTATTAAAAGTAATATCCCCCCTTCTGCAAAAGCTACGACACCCAAAGCTAAACCTAAGCTATCATCTGAGCAATACAAAGCTATGATGACTGCCATAGAACAAGGTAAGGGTAGCGTAGTGGAGCAGAAAATGAATGGTTATGTCCTAACCAAAACCCAACAAGACAACTTAGCTAAAGTCTTAAAGATTTCTAAGACCTTAGCGTAATGAGTTTAGATAGCTTCATAAGTAAGCTAGAGGATGACTCTTTTTATTACTCTGACTATGAGTTTGTAACGAACTCACAGTTAGGGCTAATAAAGAAAGACGTCAGAACCTATAAGCTGATGAGGGACAACCCTCATTTAAGGACAGAAACTTTCCCTATGATTTTTGGGAGAGCTTACCATGTAGCGATGCTAGAACCTAATGAGTTTAATCAGAAGGTTAAGGTATACGACTCAGCTACAAGGACTACTAAAGGGTACAAAGAGTTTAAGTTAGAGAACCCTAAAGCACCCACTATTATCTTAACTAAAGAGTACGACCAAATAATGCGTATGCAGGATGTGTTGTTCTCTCATAAAGAAGTAAGAGACTTAATGATCTCTGAAGGAGAGAGGGAAATTGCTAACGCTTGGCAGGATAGTGATACAGGAGTGTTCTGCAAGGGTAAAGCTGATTACCGAAATGGTAAGACGTTGATAGACTTAAAGACTACAGGAGATGGAAGTCTATATGGCTTCTCAGGTTCCTGCAGGAAGTATGGATACGATAGACAATCAGCCTTCTACTCAGATGGGTTTGGATGTGACGAGTTTATATTCATAACACAAGAGAAAGTCGCACCATACAACGTGTCTATATTCTACGCAGGTAAGGAGTTTATGGATAGAGGTAGGGATGAGTATAAGTACTTACTTGATACCTATAGGAGATTTTTTATAGACAACGAGGCTGTGGTTGATGAACACTTAATCATGGATACGTTATGAGACTAAGACAAGCAATAAAAAATAAAGGTATAACCATACTATGGTTATCAGAAAGAATGGGGTTAAGCCGACCTACCCTATATAAGTACATAGCCAATCCTAGTGAGTTTAAGATAAGACATCTTAAGCAGATTGCTAAGTATTTAGATATATCAGAAAGAGAGGCACTTATTAATTATTTTATTTAAAAGCTAAAAGCTATGAGTAACAAGACAGAAAAGATTTACATTGGAAATGGTACTGAAAAATTTGATGGTGGACTAGTAGAGTTCGCATTAAACCTTACCAAGTTAGGTACAGAAGCTAAGGACTTTATGTTCGAGTACAATGGAGACAAGTACATCAAGTTAAAGGTTGTAAAGAAGCGTGAGGCTGATGAGTATGGAAAGACTCACTACGTAGAGGTTGACACGTTTAAGCCTGAGGCTAAGAGTCAAGCTAAACCACAGCCTGTAGATGACTTACCATTCTAATTGATAGTGATAAAGGGGAGGTTATAAAGCTTCCCCTTTTTTTTACCAAACCAAAACCAACCACAACGCTATGAAGTACAGAGTTTCAGATACAGATTTAATAGACCTAGATAGGGTAGATTTTATTGAGGTTGATGGTAAGGCTATCAATTTTTACATAGGTGGTGTCTTACACCAATCAATCTTCTCAAGTGAGATAGAATCCAAGTGCATATTTAAAAACATTAACAACCACTTTAATATGGTTGACTTTAGAATATCTAAGAGTGAGTATATTTCTGACTCTGAAGACAGTACTATGGCTAGGAAGACAAAAGCATTTGACATGTTTTGGGTTTTATATGATAAGAAGACCGATCAAATAAGAACTAAGAAAGCCTTCGTAAACCTATCCTTAAGAGAAATGGGATTAGCCATAAAAGGTGTAGAACCATACGTAGTATCAACACCTGATAAAAAGTACAGAAAGAATCCATGTACGTGGATTAATCAGAAGGGTTGGGAAAGTGAGCTTATCATTAGTGCAGATGGTAAAAGTTCTGAGATAAAGAATACAAACCTATACAAGAAACCAAACTATATTACCGATGACAGATAACGAAGAGATGGAGGTAATGTTGCTTGGTCGCATCATGTCCTACCCTAAAGAGTACTACGATAATCATAGCCTAATTACAGAGGCGATATTTAAGGATTCCCTTAACAGAAAAATATACAATCAAGTATCATCAAGGTTAGATTCTGGAGAGAAGGTTGACCTTCTTATATTATCACAATTAGTGAAAGATCCTTTAGCTCAGTATAGACTAGTGGAGTGCTACTCTAAGGATTTTAGCCTATACAATACCACACACTTAATCCTCTACCTATCAGAAGAGGAAAAGAAAATAAGATTTAAGAAGTTATTGGAAGTCTCTAACAATATGATGAATAAAGGGGATGACCTATTCGGCATCCTTAATCACGTAGAGAAAGAGTTACAATTAATATCTGAGGTTAGGGGTAATGACATACCCGACATAAAGAAACAACTAAAGGTATTGCATGACGATATACAGAGACGTATGTCTTCAGATGACATGGTTGGTATACCTACGGGGTTTCAATCAATAGATAAGTTTACAGGTGGTTGGCAAGAAACTGACTTTATTGTTATCGGTGGTGCTTCCTCAATGGGTAAGACATCACTAGGTTTAGCCTTCTGTTATAATTGTGCTAAGGCAGGCATACCATCAGCAGTATTCTCATACGAGATGGGAGATACACAACTTTTACAGAGGTTAGTATCCTTAGAAAGCTCTGTTAATAACAGATACATAATGAAGGGTACACTAGAGAATGAGGAACTAGCAAGGGTAGATACTGCCATAGGTAGGCTAGAGAAGACACAACTATTCGTTGACGAGTGTAAGGACTCATCATTAAGATACCTACTAAATAAAATACGTCAGTACGTAATAACTAAGGATGTTAAGTTTGTCCTTGTAGATTACCTACAGCTAGTTAAGGGTAGTGGCTTTTCAAGGGAGCAAGAGGTAGCCTTAGTAGCTCGTGAACTTAAAAACATAGCAAAGGAGTTAAACATAACTATCGTAGCTCTATCACAACTTAGTAGAGGTGTTGATAGGAGAGAAGGGTCTAGACCTACGTTGTCTGACCTTAGAGAGAGTGGAGAGATTGAGCAGGCTTCTGATATTGTTATGCTTGTATATAGACCAGAGTACTACGGAATAATGCAGGATGATAGTGGTAATAACACAGAGGGTCTAGTAGATTTGATCTTCGCTAAAGGTAGAAACATTGGTACGGGAACCCTACCACTTAAATTTAAGAAGGAGTACACTAGATTTAGTGACCCTGAAGATTTTGATAGTAAGTTTACATCGTCATCAGAACCTAACGAAGCTTTTTAATTATGGGGGTAGAGGATATAATTAACTTAATAGTAGGCACAATATTTATATTGTGGGTAATAACATTAATCATAGAGGAAATATGAACGCAAAAGTAAACAATTTAGACTTAGCTGTAGAGAAGGCTTCACATCATTTAAACGATCTAAACCTAACGGATACATACGTAGAGATAATAAAGGTTCTATTCAGGACAGCCTATAAGCATAGGGGTATCTGCTCCACGAGTATAGGAACAAGAGAGAGGAACATCGTAGAGACTAACGCTTGTATAGTCAACGTACTAAAGAGGAACTTCCCTTTCTCTCTTAAGCTTATAGGTAAGGTAGTAGGTAAGCATCACGCTTCTATAATATACTATATCAAGATGCACAACGACTTCCTTATGGGTGACGAGAAGTATCTAAGTTTATTCCAGAAGCTTAACACTATAACTAAGGATTACCTCAGGTATGAGGATGAGATTATGTCTCTATATAAAACTGATGATGCCCTCAAGGATGAGTTGATAGCTAAGCTAAGGGTTGACGTTAACATGTTAAGCCTTGAGTTGATTAGGGTAAAACAAGAAGGATAGTGAGGAAGGAGATATACCACGCAGTTGTATACTACAAGTGGAGAATTATAAACCTCGTGAAGGGTATAGAGAAACCATCTAAAGTATGGAAGGATGCTAAGTATGAGACGTGTATAAAGACCACTAGTGTCGAGGAACTTAACAAGGATGAGAATTTCATATCGAAGCTATCAAATATAAATAAGTCATCAAAGCTTGTAGAAGTAAAGATAACTGGTATAGTAGACCCGAAATTCCTATGTATGTCGCATGATGTATACTAAATCATTGAGTGAGTACCATACTTGAGTTGGGCATATAGTAAAAAGTCCTAGCAGGGGTGTTAGGCAAAAGTCAGTGTCGGAGGGGGCTTTCCCCCCTTCCTTCATAACTAAAACAAGACTAAGCAAGAATAGCAATGGCGTAAACCATGACCATAATTATAGCGTATACAAACTTTGTGAATTTATTCATAAGGGCAATGTAGGTAAAGAAATCATAAATAAGGTTAACTAAACGTTAAGAAATAAAAAGGTGCAAAAACTAATTATTACAAAAAACAAGGAAGATGATAGGAATAATAAACACCCTTATATCAGAGTCAATCAAGAAGGGAAAGACTTTAAAGGTAGTGCAACGACTACTAAGGATAAAGCACAAAATAAACGTAACTTTGGGTACATTGAAGAGAAGAAAAGAAAATTTAAGTTAAAAAACATGAAACTAACACCAATAGGTAATCGAATCTACCTACAACCCTCCCCTATAAAGGAAACTACCTTCTCTGGTATTATCCTCACCAATATACCTAAGGAACAATACAGTACAGGATTAGTTTTGGCTGTAGGTAACAAGTGCCTTGTTGTAAAGGTTAATGATATTGTTATGTACACCACAACATCAGGTACTAAAGTAGGAGACAACTTAATCCT